GGGATTGGCGTCCGATATGTCTCGGCTGAGACGGACGTGATCGATGACATGCCGGGCTGGGCTCCGGATGGGCCGGTGACGCCTAAGCACTTCGGGGCTTTGGGGGATGGCGCAACAGACGACGTACCTCCAATGGCGCGACCGGTGATGGCACAGATAATGTCATAGTTCATCTTGAGGGCGCACGAGGTTGCGTACTGGAAGGCGGCTACTTTGACAATGGCATCATCAAGATTACTGGCAACTCGGCTGAGCAGCACTTTAATCATCGGATTTCCGGCAACGCCCACAAGAACGCTAACGGGAACAATACGTGTAATTTGGAGCTTGTAGCAACGGCAGCCAGCGAAACAGCTGCGGGGCTTGTCGTTGATTTGCTTTCTAGGGGGCTAGAGGTCGATCTAGCGTTGCGTCAATCCGTATCTGGCAGCGGCTCTTGGGCTGGTCTTGCGGCGCGCATACAAATAATCGACCGCGAAGGCGACATGCGCATGTACGGGAAGATGATCGTTCCAGATGGGACGGCTGCTCTCCCCGGCTTGGTGTTTTCGAGCGAGGCCGATACCAACACTGGCTTCTTTCGGGATGCGGCGGAAAAGGTCGGGTACGCCGCTGCGGGCTCTGCCTCGTTGTACTTCACAACAGATGGGATAGAACCCGCTACAGCCAACACCGAGGCACTCGGCGCAGCGGGCAAATACTGGTTCAATATATTCTCCAGCCGGATGCAATTGCTGGACGGCGTTACAGCCCCCAGTTCCACGCCTTCGGGATTTGCCACTATATACATTGATGGCGCAGACGGCGATCTGAAAATCCGGTTTAGTGACGGTACGGTCAAGACCATCGTCACAGACACCTAGCGCGATGCAGCCGATCACGCGTGAAGCCGTCGAGTACATCTGCCTCAACATGCAAGAGGCAGATGGCGTCTCAACGCGCCAACACAAACACAATCCAAAGGACTGAACATGCAGATCAAGATTTCCGACGCCAACGCTTCGCAGCTCGCCGAGTTCGCCACCACCGTTCTCGGTATCGAGACGAACTATCGCGCAGGCGCCGACAAGATTCGCTCGCTCATCGCTCAGTCGGGCTATTCGCGCGATGTCATCGACATTGACGAGCCGGAACAGCCTATCGCCTCTCAGCGCGTTGTCGAGGACAAACCGCGCAAGCGCCTGACCATCCTGATCCAGCAGCAGAACGAGCCCGGCGGCAAGGAGCCTGTTCTGGTCGGCGTCAATGGCAAGGTCGCCCGCATTCAGCGTGGCGTGCCGGTCGAAGTTCCTGAGGAATACGTCGAAGCCCTCCGCAACGCCAACCGCGTCGTCTTCGACAAGGGTCCGAACGGCGAGCCGATCAACCCGTCTCTCGTCCCCACGCATCCCTTTAGCGTTATCGCGGCCTAAGCCATGGCAACCTTTCTCCAGCTTTGCCAGCGCGTCGCGTCTGACTCCGGCACGGTCAACGGGGCATTCCCTACGACCGTTGTCGGCCAGACCGGGCGGCTGGGGAAAATCGTCCGCTGGACAAACGAGGCATGGCGCTCCGTCCAGAACTCGCATGCCGGTTGGCGGTGGATGCGGTCGGATTTCTCCGGCTCTACCGTCTCCGGAACGCGGTCCTACTCCGGTTCCGATCTAGGCGTTTCGTCACGCTTCGGCGAGTTCGTCTATTCGGGATACGAGGACGAACAGCGGTTCTCGATCTACCTGACTGCAACCGGCGTTTCCGATGAGGGCGTGCTGCTGTTCCGCGATTATGAGTGGTTCTACACCCACTGCATGCGCGGCACACAGACCAACGACCGGCCGATCTATTTCACCATCACGCCCGACAACAAACTCGCCCTGCATCCGATCCCGAATGCCGTCTACACTGTGCGTGGACCGTACCGCAAGGACGTGCAGGATTTGTCGGTCGATGCGGACGTTCCGGAGATGCCGGCGCGGTTCCATGAACTGATTGTCGACGTGGCGCTGATGTCGTTGGGCACGCACGACGAAGCCCCGCAGCAGTTGCAGCTTTGGCAGTTGCGCAAGTTCGGCCGGTTCAGCGACCTTGAGCGCGATCAGCTCCCCCGCATGAGGCTTCCGGAGGCATTGGCCTAAATGCAGCGTACCGCAACCTACCTGATGCGAGGCGGGCTCAACCTCGTCACGCCAGCCGTTGCGATGACACCGGGCCAGTGCACCGCTGCGCTCAACTATGAGCCTGACGTTGCCGGCTACCGCCGTATCAGCGGATACGAGCGTTTCGACGGTCAGCCTTCCCCGTCCGAAGGCGCGGACGCGGACGAAGCAGAAGCGCGCCGCGCGCTGATTGGCGAGGTTCCTGGCTCTGGTCCCGTTCGTGGCGTCTGCGTCTATGGCGGCACGGTCTATGCCTTCCGCGATACGGTTGGCGGTGACGCCAAAATGTACAAGGCGACCGATGCCGGCTGGGAAGAGCAGACCGGGTTTGGGTATCAGATTTACTTCACGTCGGGCAGTGCCGAGTTTTTGGAGGGCGAGACGCTTGCGGGTGGTACGTCAGGCGCCACCGCTCGCATTGATCGCGTCGTGCTGCAGAGTGGGGCATGGTCCGGAACGGCTGCAGGCTATCTGGTCATCTCAAATGTGTCGGGGGTATTTGAGGCAGAAGCCGGAACGAGTTCGTCGGGTTCTGCCACGCTGGGGACGGTAGTCCCGATCCAGATACCCGGCAGCGGCAAGTACGACTTCGTTGTCCATAACTTCTATGGGCCGCTGAAGTCGCGCCGCATGTACTTCGCCAACGGGTCCGGCAACGCCTTCGAATGGGATGGTGAGGTTTTGGCGCCGATCAAGGTCGGCAATACCGCTGGCACGTTCGATGAACTGGTCTTCCTGCTCAACGATGCCGGCGACAATCTCACGAACGATGCCGGCGCGACGCTGGTCCTGTCCGGCGACTTCGACCGTCCAACGCGCATTGCGCAGTACAGCAACCATCTGTTTCTCTCCTACCGTGCCGGGTCCGTCATCAACTCCGGCGTCGGTGAGCCGCTTGACTATCGAGCTGCAGCGGGTGCGGCAGAATTCTCGTTCGGCGGCCCGGTCACCGGCTTCTTTCCAATCGTGGCCAGCGCGCTTGTCATCGCCGGTGAAAACCGCATTGCCTATCTCACGGGTGAAGACAGCAGCAACTTCAATCTCCAGATCATCTCGGATCGAAGCGGCGCGGCGGCATGGTCGGTGTCTGCCTATGCCAATCAGCCGATCTATGTGGACGACGCCGGCATTCGCAAGCTTGAGACGACGGAAGCCTTCGGCGATTGGCGCATGGGCACGATCAGCCAGCCGATTGACCCGCTCCTGAGGCGCAAGCGCGACTCTGGCGTTCGCCCTGTGGCTTCGCTTTCGGTGCGGAACAAGGACCAATATCGCCTTTTCCTGAGCGATGGCAGTGGCGTCAGCACGTACATGAACATCGAGACGCCCGAAAGCATGCCGTTCATGCTGCCAATCGAGGTGTTTTGCGCGTGTTCTGGCGAAGTGATCGAAGGCGAGGGCGAACGCTACTTCGTCGGCGCCCAGGATGGCTATGTTTACGAGCTTGACAAGGGCAAGTCCTTCGATGGAGCGGAAATCGCGGCCTATCTGCGCCTCGCATTCGCCAATTTGACCGCTCCGGCGCAGGACAAGCGATATCACAAGGCGACTTTCGAGATTGACGCGCCGTCTGCCATGACGATTGGCGCGTCTTTCCACGTCGATTACGCGATTCCAAACAATTTGGGCGGTGCTCAGCAGGATATCAGCGTTTCGGCGGGCAGTCTGAGCCTCATTCCCTTTGGGGAATACGATTCCATTGATTGGACGCAGCCGACCGAGGGCCTTTTGGAGGTCTATCTGGACGGGATTGGCCGAAATGCAGCCATAACGCTGGTTTCCGAGCACACGACGGAAGAGCCGCACACGATTTCGTCCATGACGATCAATTACAGCCCCCGCCGGGTTCTGAGGTAGCATATGGCCACGGAAAACATCAGCAACTTCACGCAGACGTGGAACAGCGGCGGGACCACGTTCTACGGCATCAAGATGAACGTGACGGATTCGGCTTCTGCGGCCGATTCCCGGCTGATGGAACTGCAGATTGGCAGCGCTGCCAAATGCACCATCTTTAAGACTGGCGACGCGACCCTGACCAGCAGCGATGCCGGTGCGACGGCCGGTCCTGTGCTGACGCTCTATCGTAACTCTGCCACGCCCGCCGCCTCTGACATCATCGGCAAGGTGTTATTTCAGGGCGAAGACGGCGCTGGCAATACGGAGGATTACGGCGAGATTTACGCCACGATCACCGACCCCGCAAGCGGTTCGGAAGACGCCAGCATTTTGATCCGCGCGAAGTCGGCCGGCGCGATGACGACGCTTCTCACGCTGGCAAGCGATGCGCTAACCATCCCTGGCATGCTCGACATCTCTGGCGCGGCGGCGGGCCAGATCAAGTTCCCGTCGACGCAGAATGCATCATCCAACGCCAACACGCTGGACGATTACGAAGAAGGCACTTGGACTCCGACGATTGTCGGCATTACGACCGCTGGGACGGCTACCTACAGCACGCAGACCGGGCGGTACACGAAAATGGGTCGCCTCGTGTTCGTGGAGTTCTCTGTTGCATGGACGGGCCATACCGGTGTCGGAACCATGGTCGTGGATGGCCTGCCGTTCGCCAGCGGGTCTGGCGTCAGCAGCCCTGCTTCTCTGGTCTTTGATTCCGTAACCTTTGCCAATCAGGTAACGGGGCGCGTCCCGAACACCACGACGTATGTGCAGCCCGTCACCATGAGCACGGGCGCTGCCTTTGCCACGCTCAGTGTCGACGCGGCGGGGACCATAACTGGCGGCGCATTTTACACGGTATAGGATGAATCCCTTGACAGTCGATGTGACAGCCAATGTGAACGGCGTCCTGCATGTCAGGACATTCGAGCCGGGATGGACCTATCCTCATCGCCGCGCGATAGCTCCGGGCTATCTTGAGGCGGGCGTTTGGGTTGATACGGACGTTTCCGGCGAGCACCAGGACGTGCAGGACGCGGCTGCGTCCGTGTGGACGGATGCCGTCAAGGCTGCATACGAAGCGCGCCTGCGCGAACTGTTCGGGGCTTGACCATGGCCGATTCCAGCATCATCGATCCCATGAAGCTTGCAACGCCGCAAGGTGTCGCGGCTCAGACCAAAGCGCCGGTCCTGTCGATTCCCAAGGTGGGCGGCGGGCTCATGACGGCAACGCAGGCGGCCCCGGTTCCTGCGCAGCCTGCGATGAAGCCGACCAGCGTCAACGATGCGCTTGGCGAATTCACGTCACGCGATAGCCCGCTGATGCAGAAGGCGCAGACGGAGGGCATGAAGCTTGCCAACCGTCGCGGGCTTCTCAATTCGTCCATTGCAGCTGGACAGGCGACCGATGCGGCGCTGAATTATGCCGTGCCGCTTGCCCAGCAGCAGGCGGCGATACGGTCGACCGAATCCCTCGCCGGGCAGGACCGCGCGCTTCAGGAGCGTTTGCAGCAGAAGGACATCAACTACCAGACCAGTGAGCGCGCGCTGGATCGCAATCTGCAGCAGACGCTTGCTCAGTGGAATCTCGATTCGTCTGACCGCAACGCGGCAGCGCAGTTTCTCTACAACATGGAGACGCTGTACAACTCGACGGTCAACAACATTCAGGCCAATACGAATCTGTCCGCAAAGGACCGCGAGACGCAGTTGACGTCGGCGAAGAACCTGCGTGATCGCCAGCTCGATTTCGTGCAGCAGATGTACGATGTCGCGCTTGATTGGGGGCAGGCCCGTCCGACGACCCCGACGACTGGAACCGGCGGCACCGGAACGGGAACCGGAACAAAGGTCACCAACACCTTTGGCCAACAGGTGACCCTGCCGCCCGGCGTCACTCGTGAGACGTTCAACGCAGCGGCATATTTGTCCAAGTACCCTGATGTCAAGAACTACCCGGCCGGCGCTTGGCAGCATTACATCGACTACGGCATCAAGGAAGGTCGCACGCCCGGATGATCAGGGACGCTAAGTTTGCCGATATCCCCGTAATGGTTGGTCTGTTGCGGGAGGCTTTTCATCGTTCGCATTACGCCAAAGATGCGCGTTGTGAAGTGGACGTTAGAGAACTGAAGCGACTCCTCATGGCGGCAATCCAGCGGCATGGACACAGGACTGGTGGCGGGTGCTGGGTGCAAGTTTCCGAGACGGACGGGAATGTCAAGGGGATGATAGTCGGGACACTCAGCCGCGCATATTCGATGCTCAATGTGCTCATGGCAACCGATCTCTTCTGGTATGCCAGCCCCGATGTGAACCCCGTCGACCCCATGAAACTCATGGCCGGCATGGTTGAATGGGCGAAGTCAAACCCGGATGTCATAGAGGTTCGGTGCGGGACCACATCTGTCATCATGGATGATCCGCGCCGTCCGGGCCTGATTTTGGAGCGGCTTGGAATGAAGCACTACGGCGAAATCTATCGCATGGAATTGGGGTAGCGAGATGAGCGGGATAATCTCTGGCATCGGCAAGATTTTTCAAACTGTCGGCAGCGCAGCGGCGCGTGTTGGCCAGGCTGTGATGGGTGTCGGCTCCACGGTGTTCACGGCAGGCACCGCAACCGCCGCCGGTCCAATGGCTTCCGGCGGGCTGGGCGGCGTCCTGTCCCGGCTTACGGGTGGCGGTGTACTTGGTAATGTGCTCACGGGCGCCATCACGCAGGCTGGATATGGCGCACTGATTGGCGGGGCAATCGGAGCCGCAACGGGGCAGGGTTTCGGCAAGGGTGCGCTGATCGGCGGATTGGGCGGCGGTCTGTTCGGCGCGGCGGGGGCCATGGCCAATCCCATGGCGGCGGGTGTCGGCTCCGGCATCACTCCAGCCGCTACACCGACCGGCGCGGCTCCCGTTGGCGCAACCTCCGTCCCGCAGACAGCGGCTGCTGTTGCACAGGCGCAGGGTGGTGGCGGTCTGTTCGGTGGCGGGCTTGGCAAGTTCCTGCAGAGCGAGACAGGCGGGAGTCTGATCGCAGGCGCAGCGCAGGGCGTTGGGAACTATTTCCAGCAGAAAGCCCAGGAGCAGGAGCGCGAGAAGGACCGTAATTTCATCCGCGAGCGTGAGCAGCGCGTGACGGACAGCTATAGTGTCGATCCGAACGCCTATGCAGGCATTGCCTATGCTGGCTCTCCGGCTCAGGCCGCTGCGCAGGCTGCACCGACCGGACGCAAGCGTTATGAGTATTCCAAGGAACAAGGCCGCATCATTGCGGTGCAGTCCTAACTCGGAGGCGTTTAGATGAGTTACGGGTTCGGCGGCGTCGGAACATCCCCGGCTGATGCGTATGGCCAGGCTGCCGAGTCCATGGGCGCGGCTGGAGTTAGCGGCATTGGCGGCGGTGGCCGTGGTGGTTCGTCCGGCCCGTCTCCCTCGTCTCCGGCCGGTGGAGCGCAGGCGGCGGGTGGCTATTCGGACGGTTCCCGAGGCGGAGAATCCTATGGTGGTGGAGGACGCGGCGTTGGCCCGTCCACGTCGAGCCCGGCAGGCGGCGCACAGGCTGCCGGCGGTTATACCGATGGCTCGCGCGATGGGTATAGCCCCGCTCCATCCAACTC